AATATAGTTAACTAATTTATTGTGCATTAATAAAAACTTAATTAAATTAAATAAAATGAAAGAGAGTACACTAATTGAAATGCAGAAGAAGATTGATTCCTTAACTAGAGTAGTTCAAGGTCTAATGAATGAAATTAATAGTATTAAAGATTTTTCTATAGGAACTATAGAGACTATGAAGCTAATGCCTGACTATGATGATGCAATTGAAAAGCTTAAAAAAAGGCTTGCTAAAGAATCTATTAAGGATGAAGAAACTAAACTAGATATATAATGTGGAATGAAAACTGGATTAAAGGAAAAGATTACCCTGAATGGGGTGACACGGATGTTTATAAGAACACCATATCAGGCGGCTATTTATTTGATGGGGAAACGCCAGCGGAAGCATACTCTAGAGTGGCTAAGACAATTGCAAGGAGATTATATAAGCCAGAGATGGCTGAAACTTTTTTTGAGTATATCTGGAAAGGCTGGCTATGTCTTGCTAGTCCTGTTCTTTCAAATGTCGGTACTGACAGGGGTCTTCCTATTAGCTGCTTTGGTATTGATGTTGCTGATTCAATTCAAGATATAGGTCAGAAGAATCTTGAGATGATGCTGCTTGCAAAGCATGGTGGTGGCGTAGGTATTGGTATCAATCAGATAAGACCTGCTGGAACTAAGATTACTGGCAACGGAACCTCGGATGGCGTTGTTCCATTCTGTAAGATATATGATTCAACTATTCTTGCTACGAATCAAGGCTCAGTAAGACGAGGTGCTGCTTCAGTTAATATTAATATCGAGCATAATGATTTTGAGGATTGGCTTGATATAAGAGAACCAAAGGGAGACGTTAATAGACAGTCACTTAATTTGCACCAGTGTGCTGTAGTTGGGGATAAGTTTATGCGTAAGCTAGAGCAAGGTGATCCAGAGTCTAGAAGAAAGTGGTCTAACCTTCTCAGGAAGCGTAAGGCTACTGGAGAGCCTTATATTATGTTCAAGGGTAATATTAATAAAACAAACCCGCCTGCATATAAGGAGAACGGCTTGAAGGTTCATATGACTAACATATGCTCAGAGATAACTCTACATACCGATGAGAACCATAGCTTTGTTTGTTGTTTATCTTCATTAAATTTAGCAAAATATGAAGAGTGGAAGGACACAAACTTAATTCACGATGCTACTTTCTTTTTAGATGGCGTTATGGAAGAGTTTATTCAAAGGGCTAAAGGTCTTAGAGGATTTGAGAATGCAGTACGTTCAGCTCAAAAAGGCAGGGCAGTTGGCATAGGTGTACTAGGATGGCATACTTACCTTCAGGAAAAAGGTATTGCGTTTGAAGGTTTACTTGCACAGTTCGAAACTCGTAAGATATTCTCTCAGATTAAGATTGAAAGCGAAAGAGCATCTATGGCACTAGCTGAAATATATGGTGAGCCATTATGGTGTGTCGGTACAGGAATGCGTAACACTCACCTAAGAGCAATTGCTCCTACAGTATCAAACTCTAAACTGTCTGGTGACATATCCCCAGGGATTGAGCCTTGGGCCGCAAACGTGTTCACTGACCAATCTGCTAAAGGAACATTTATAAGGCGAAATAAGAGCTTAGAACAAGCGTTAATACACGTTGGTTTAAACAATGAGTCTATCTGGAGTAGGATATTTAAAGATGGTGGCTCAGTTCAAGGTATAGATGAATTGGATGATATATTAGTAGGGGATTGGAATACACCTATTAAGGATGTCTATAAGACATTTAAGGAGATTAATCAATTAGAGTTAGTCAATCAAGCAGGCATACGACAGCAATATATTGACCAGTCTGTTAGTTTAAACTTAGCGTTTCCTTCACAGGCAACACCTAAATGGATTAACACTGTTCACTATGAAGCATGGAAGAAAGGTATCAAGACGTTGTACTATGTACGTACAGAGTCTGTACTTAGAGGTGACATCGCTGCCGATGCAATGGATCCCGACCGCTTGAGTTGTGATGGATGATTATGCTATACGAAATATCGTATATAGATAAATAAAAAAGGGGAAGCTGTGATGGCCTCCCCTTTTTTGGTTACAGGAACTTTAGGTATGGTACGCCTAATTATCTGTGTTCCTTATTTTCCGCATTCTTTGCCAGTAGACACATTAACCCAGTTCTCTTTTTGAAACCAGTCTCTTAATGTTGCACCTTTCTTTCTTGCGCCTTTTACATTGCTTGCATCTGACCTTTCTCTTTTACCACTTTGACCAGCACTTCTCTTTGCATTTATAACCTTAGATTTCTCAGAGGAACTCATAGATTTAACCTTAGCAGCAGGTAAACATACCTTTGTTGTCCCTCCTCCTTTTGTTGCGCTCTTCATTTTAGGGCCTCCAGCCTTAGTACACCTCACCCCGTATCCTGAAGCGTATGCGCTAGGCCATACCTTATATTTCTTTTTAGCCGAAGCCTTACACGCTGGTGATATCTTTCCCATGTTTTTTAGTTATTAATTGTTTTTTATCTTTGTCTTGGCCTAGGTCTCGGTCTCGGTCTTGGCCTAGGTCTTGGTCTCGACCTTGTTGATCGACCTCCAGACTCTTCTTTCTTAGAGTCATTAACACCATTAAACAAGTGCTTCAAATATATCTTTCTCAATGTCTTATATCCTGGAACAACACCTAAGTTTCCTGCTATTTCAAATGGTATTCTTTCCGAAAGCTCTCCTAAGTTTTTCTCTTTAGTTGATTCCTTCTTTGATGTTATAGACCTAGTGGCTAACTTACCTCCTCTGATAGCTGTCTTCACTACTGGGGTATACGAACCTAATGAAGATACCACTATTTTCTCAATCAAATTATCTTGAGGCTTAAGTTCCGTAGGTATTTTAGAGAATACAACACCATCCTTATAGGCGTTATACTCTCCCTCTCGTGTTATTCCCTCTCCGTACTCTTTGTTTAACCATTCCGTTCCAAAGTTTATAGGCATCTGAGATATATTACCCATACTTCTACCTAACGCCAATGTGACTACAGCACCAAGAACATTCCTAGTTATATCCTTGTCTAAATCTAAGTCATCCTCCTCCTCGTCAATACCTAACATTGAGAATATCATGGCGAATGTCATGTCAATACCCATCTTATACATAGATAAACGAACCACAGTACCAGTAAGTAGCATAGCTCCCTGTGCTCGTGTTATATCGCCCTTACCCATCAACCCCTGTACGGCTTTAACCGCAGAGAAGTATTCAAATGTTCTAAACCTACTCATATATCCATTTATCATCTGAACCGCTTGCTTGATTGCAGTAGCATCCTTGTCAAGGATATTCCTAGGTATAGAATCAAACGGGTTGTTAGATGCAGCGTTATCTGTTACAGCGGTATCTCCATCCGCTGCTGCTTGGTCAATAGCCTCAGCAAACTTATCTCTGTATGATTGATCATTAGCAATTTTAGTCCAGTTAGGTTTCTCACCTGCCATATTTTCAAATGACTTGTTAAACGCCCCAACAAATAAAGGTCTTGCGACCATTGTATCTGGCTTTGATATCAATCCCTCGTTAAACTTTATTATCGCATCCGTAGGTATCTTCGCAAATCCAAGTAAAGTCTTAGCCTTATCTAAAAATTCCGATGTCATCTCTTCTTGTTTAAAGATATTCTCGCTACTATTGATAAGGTTGTTATCTATGTCCTTGCCACTTAACCCAGGGTCACCGCTAAGTCTTACTTTATGCGTGGTTTGTATGACCTTAAACGCTGCATCCATAATATCCCTTGGAACAGACTGTAGCTCTTTTATTCCAGACATGAATGATACAGGGTCTGCAAATACAGCGTGGGTAATGTTTGAGGTTAATTCAACCGCTGCCTTAACTGGCCCTGCAAGTTGAGCTAAATAACCCGACTTACCTAAGAAAGCTAATGCTTTTTCAATAAAAGCCCTATTCCTAGATAGGTGCGAGTATTTGCTTCTAACTATACCATCAAAAATATCCTCCAGTGCAAGGGTAAGCTCCTTTTCAAACTTAGTATTCGCTTTTCTTTTAAGTCCGTTTAGGGTTATCTTAGCGGTCTTTATTGTTGGATACATGTAGTAGCTAATAACAACCTTCTTGGATATAGCGTTAGCGTTAAACACTGGGTCAAAAGATATTGCGTGAACCCCACCCGTTCTTTGAGTTGCAGCCTTATTTTTTAGGGCTGGGTTCTTAAATGAATTAGCTAAATCATTAAGGTTTTCACTCATTGATGTGTCAGTATTATTAACCTTGGGTAGGTGAACGTAATTCTTTCTAAGAACAAAAGCCTTGCCTTGCATTTTAGCATCTGCAATAACCATAGGCTGTATCTTCTTATACACATTATCTACGATTTTTAAGTGCTTCTTCTCCTTGTCTGTAAAGCTATCAAGCATCTTCTTGGAATCTATCTCTCCGTTTACAGAGAACTCCTTCATAATCTTCTCTAAAGCCTCTACCTCTCTATCTGAAAGTAAATTATTAGGGTCGTTAATAGTAGCTTTAATCCATTTTATTGCAGAATTTTCATTGATCTCAACGTTATCAGGATTGCTTTCAAACTCTCGTTGAACTTGATAAATCATTATCTTAGCCTTCTGAACCCACCTCTTGTTTGCACTTATATCTAAAATTGCATTAGCTTTTTTTAGGTCTGCATTTATGTCTAACATCATTTGTTCTGCACTTGCAAACGCCCTACTTACAGGTCTAAATACATTCTCGTAAATCATTGTAGACTTAAACTTCTTAGCCCCAGCACTAAGAACTTGGTCAATGTTTTTAAGTGGGCTTGAGTTGAGTCTATTCCGTATGGATGTAACCAGCTTGCCTCTTCCCTTAAACATATTAATTACAGCTACCTTAGCTGACGATATTGATTTGTCAACAACTCCGCTTTCCTTTATTTCTGATAAGGGAATTGCCTGTTCATTTCTATTGGCCTCAACAATCAACTTAGACTGTACTAAGTTTGTGGTTACAAACCCAGCCTGAAGCATTTCAACGCCCCTTGTAAGTGCGTTTATTTGAGAAGTGCTTAACATATCAAGGTCTTCTACCTTAAGGGTTTTTGCAAACTTTAACGCAGCCTTATCATCGTCCGATAAATTATCTAAAAATTTTGGTGCTTCTTCTACAGCCACCTCAAAATCCTCTACTGCCTCTGCTCTTTTTTCCGCTGCCTTCTCCTCTAATTCCTCTATTGTAAGCTCCTCCTTGACTGAGTTTCCTATAAGTTCCTTAAACCTTGTTATAATTTCAAGTTCAGAATCTGTTATTAATCCATCCTTAAGCATTTGCTTTAAGTTCTCTGTCTTTGTCTTGCTAAGGTCAAGATTTTGGTTTATTGTTTCAGCAATAGCCTCAGCTTTATTGTTATCTTTATTAAAAGATTCGACAACAGCGTTAGCTAATTCTTTAATTACCTTTCTATTATCTACACTATACTTAGTCTCTACCCCTGATAGGCTTGTTATGATTTTATCATACTTTCTTAGTGCTTCTTTTGATAGTTGCTTAGGGTTTAGCTTTAACACCGCTAGTACAGGAACCTCAAGCTCTTTTAAATCTCCAAGCCTTGATAATTTAGACTTAGCGAGCTTAAGAGTTTTAATCCTAGCATTCATAGCCACTCTTTCTACGTCTCTACCGATAGCATCCATAACATCGCTAATCTTCTTCTGCATATTAGTTACATTAGCCTCATTAACGCTTTTCATTATCTTTTTTGCAGTCCTATTAGATACTCCCTTAAGCTCAGATTCTTTTATTATAACCCCAATCTCTTTCATGACATCGGCTCTAGCATCTTTACCTTGCTTTATCTTGGCTCTAAATAACTCCTTAACTTTAGCTATCTCATCTCTTAGTTTCTGTGCGGAAACTTCTCTTGCTTTTCTTTTATCGTTTTTTACTGCATCAATAAATTCCTCAAACCCTTGCTTAAATCTTTCAGTAATACTAAGTCCTTTAGTCTCAGAAGCTATAGATACAGTTTCCTTCTTAAAGTTCTTACTTATTTCTTCCTTAGTAAACCCAAAGTTTTTTAGTACATCTAAAGTTTCTTCCCTTGTAAGACCGTCTTTTTTCGACTCAGCGATAACATCTTTTATTGTGTAATCCTCTTGTAGCTGCTGGCGGGTTTGGGGGGTTGTGGTTTCTTGTTCAAAAAATATCTGGTCTTCTCTTGCTACATCTTCTGTTTCTTGTAGTGTTGTTTCTCTCCTTTGTTCAGGAGTCATATTCATTCTTGTTTGGACATTCCTTGCTTCTACTTCTCCTGTAAGAGCTTTGTATATTTCAAAATTTGATAACCCGTCAAATTTTTCATCTACCTTTCTTATTTTATCTACTGTTTTGTCTATTTCTTGGTTTAATTTATCTAACTTTCCTTTATACTCTTTGTATTCTGGGTGAGAGCCAAATGATAATGTAACATTATCGCCATACTCTTTCTGAATAGATTTAATCCTATTCATTAAACTCATAGCTTTCATTCCAAGGGGCATTGCGGCAAACTGTTTTAATGCTTTAGCAGATTTCAGACTACCACCTTTTGCAAAACCCTCAATGTCTTGTATTATGTGTTGTATTTCGTGTATTAATACAGATTTTCCAAACTCAACATCCTCATTAAAAATTCTATCTGAAAGATTTATATCCCAACCTTCCCTTGTTTTAGACATTTGACCAAATGTTCCAAAGTTAGCCCCTGATAGTCCCCTAACAACAGTAACCTTTTCTAATTGTGGGTAAGCTTCAATCAACCCTCCACTTACTAAATCATTTAATTTAGTTATATACCCCTCACCTTTCCATTCGACAGTCCAAGGCGTGACATCCCCAGTGATGGCTATATCATCTATCTCATACCTCCACTTCCCATCAGCACCACGTTCCCATCCTGTTGCAATACTAATAGTTTTAGCGTCTTTATTGTCGGTTTCCATTTGTCTTGCAACACTAAGGTTACCTCTTACGTTTTGAGATAGTTCTGCGTTCTCTCCTACAATCTGCTGGCGGGTTTGGGGGGTTTTTATAGTAGCTACCTTGGGTTGAGCACCTGCACTTGAGGATACATTTGTAATTATAAATCCTTCATCAGATTTACTAGATACTACTACGTCTTTTTTATTATGCTTAGTGTAGCTATCGGTTACATCGTATGACTTATAAAATTTAGTAGGCTGTAATATTTTTTCTATTTTAGCACTCACTACCCAACCAAAAGAAGGGTGATGATCAATATCTTTTGTGTTTGTCTTTGAAATTTCGAATGTAGATGGGTCAAACTGAATAAAAGTCATAAGCTCCCCACCAACAACTCCTTCATTTAAAGGATCCATTATTCTTTGATAAAACTCTTTTAAATTTTTAACACCAATAGCTTTTTGAAACTTCTTATTAGATGCTATTTTTCCGTTAAAAGATTTTCTTAAATCAGGCGAGAAATTATTTTCAATATCTAAAAGCCTTACTAATTCTTTTGGGTCAGACTCAAATGAATCAAGGTTACTTATATTAAGTCCAGATTTATCTCTAAATTTTTTGAAAGCACTCAAAAATTGAGTAGGTTTGTTTGGTTTTTTAGTAACCCTAACCTCCTTACCTTCTACTTTCTTTATATAGTATCCTTTCTCTTTTATGCTTTTAATTTTTGCAGCGTAAGTTTTTTTAGCAGATTCATTTCTAAGATTAGAATCAAATAATTTTATAATCTCCTTATTTGTTAGTATATTATTATCAAGAACTAAGCTTACCAACGACTCAAATATGTGTTGCTGAAACTGCCAAGAATCTTTTAATGTTCCTGCGTGAGGAGCAAACATATTTGCCTTACCATCGATAGCATTTTTTATAAATCCTTCTGCTTGAGATTTAGTGTTAAATGCAGCTAGATTAGATACATCTCCTAGTTTCTTACCTTTCTTTGTCATCATAAGAGGTACATAATTTCTACCTCCTAATAAGTCTATACTATATCCATTACCTAATTCTGTAACACCAGCATTAGTGTAATCATACATATTCGTAACAAAATTAATTCCTTCAATATTAATCAAATCTATATTATCAACTAAATCCCTAATCCATTTTCTTGGGTCGTTTTTTGCGTTTTTAGAATCTATAACATCAATTTGTTGTCTAGGAATAATAAGAGTACCAACCTCTCCTGACTCACCCTGCTCTTCATTTTCAAGTATCTCTATATCAGACTGCTCAACAACCTCACCAGAAGCTACCTTTGCGGATACAATATTTAGAAAATCTAACACATCCTTATCGCTACCTAGTATATTCTCTACTGGAACATTAAGTGACTTAGCCAACTTATTTAACCAATTGTTTATTAGGTCTTTAAGTGATTGCGGAGACGATTCGTAGTTCTCTGCTAGTATACCAAAAAGCTGTGCGATGCTTTCTTCTGATTGAAGAGTAGGAGTTTCTTTGTATATTTCAGCAAAATCATTAAGCTCCTTAAGTAATTTTGGGGATGCAACCTTCTTAACAGACTTAAGCATATTAGACGTAATCTTCTGTGCTGTATCGTCATTTATTCCATCCTTTAATAATAAGGCATGAAATACTTCGTGGGCTACAGTTTTTAGATTTGCTATCTCAAGGTTTACTCTTATCACATTACCGCTATACTCCCCCTTTGACTTACCTTCTGCCATAGTATTAGCATAATACTCATCTTCTGTATCGTATACTACAATAGCAACATTAGGAGCTATCTTTGCCAATGCCTTTCTTGCGTTATCTGCTTGATTAAGAATCCTCTGCTTAAGCTTGCTTCTCCCAGCTTGTTGAACAGGAGTTAAAGGTTTTGTAGGTTTCTTTTTAGTTTTAATAACAGGGGTTTCTATTGATGATATTTCACCCTGCTTTGAGTTTATTATATCAGACTGCTCTTTCTTGAAGCTCTCTAACTCTAAATTAAGACTGTTTATCTTTTCTTTTTTTGCTTTACTAGATAAAGTTTTGTCTTTATTTACTTCTGCAATACTAGACTCCGTGCTTTTGGCTTTGTCCTTAATGTCTATTTCTGCAAACTCTATGTCTTCCTGTAACTCTGTTATCTTATTTTCTGTATCTACCTTAGTTTCTCCAGTTTCTTTTATTGGCGTTTCTTGGATTTCAACCACCGAAGATTCCTCGGTAGTATCGGCTTCTAATAAAGAAGATATCGGCCCATCATACCTCTCGTATATTTCCTCAAACTTAGCTATATCTTCAGGGTTAGTTATCTTTTCTTTATCAACCTTACCATCTGTTAAATAGTTCTCAGAGTTAGGAATAGCCTCAAGTAGTTCTACTTGCTCTTCTGCTCTTAAATCTTCTACTTCTTGCTTATTATCCTGTCTAATGCTTGGCACATCTGTTGCAGGTTGCTCAATTGTTTCGTCTCTAACTTCGGTTTCGGTGTCTCGTTTTGATTCTTCAAATTTAGCTATTTCTTCATTAAATTCTGATTCAGATAAGTTTATAACTCCCTTTTTATCAGCCCTATTTATAGAACCAAATCTCTCCTCGGTTGGTGTTGTGTATTTTTCTGGTTTAATTATTACTTCCTTATCCTCGATTACCTCTGAAGGGTTTCCAATATTCTCTAAATTGGTTTGAACTTCTTTAAGTCTTACCGCCTCTGTTTTAGTTAACGAAACGTTATCAACGTCTTTTATTTTATCTTTTAACTTTGCCTCTTCAATTAAAAGCTTTACCGCCTCTGGTTTATTTTCTGAGGTTAGTCTATCTATTTTATTGGCTGTATTTACAGCACCTTGAGTGCTTCTAAAGTTTTCTTTTATAGCATTAGATTCCTCTTGAGTCATTCTTCCGTTAGCGACCTCTATTTCAACCTGCTCGTCAACAAGGTTTGATGTGTTTTTGTTAGACGCAAGTGTTATAGTTGTTTCGTCAATGTCTGTGTTAGGATCGAATACGGATGATGCGTTTTTATATCCCCCTTCCGTAGCGGTTTTGTTTGCTTTAACTCTTCCACTTACAGTCTTTAGGTTATTATAAGCGGCAGGAACTACACTAATTCCTGCTCCACCAAATTCCCCAATTACCTCAAGAGCTATATCTTTAGCGTCCATTTCTTGGCCTATTACAGCCCTAGCACTAGCTTCACCAATGCCTCCACCAGCACCCTCTATTAGTACACCACCAGCAACACCCGCAGTTTTTATAGCTGCCCTAGATGCAATACTTGTTCCTAATGGTACTGCTTTTTTAAGAACAGTGCCTGTAAGTTTACCTGCGACCCCTGCTGATATAAAATCTACAGCAGAAATTACAGCACCTCTAGCAATTGCTTTTTGTCTTAAAGTAGAAAGTTTTTCTGGGTCGCTTAAAACCATCTTAACTTTTTCAGGAGTAAGTACTCCACCTATTTCTTCTTGAAGGAGTTCATTGAATGTTAATGCCGCCTCCATAGTACCAGATAATGCAGCAAATCCTCCAACAGCCATTCCTATAGGAACCGTTGCAGGGGCAAGTATTGCACCAGAAAGCCCAGCAGCACCACCAAGCCCAGCACCTACAGCAGTAGAAGCGACTGCTTGCTCTGATTGAAGAGAGCCAACCATTGTAGCCATCGAGCTTACCATTACTGGTATTGCAATTCCAGGGTTATTTATTGTTGCCATCAGAATACCATAAGCTCCTCCACCATTCTTGTCAACATCTTTATCCCATGATGCCATTTCATCTTGAATCTTTTGGTTTTTACTTAACTCCTCATTTACTCTTATGTATTTATATATTTCATCAACCGAAGCGTCTGCTCCAGAAGTCATTAAATCCATTGATGGGTCTACGGCTGCTGATTGTGCTACACCCTGTACCCCTGCTCTCCATAAATCTCCTAGAGTATCGGTAACTTCATTCTTTCCAAAAACCCTTTCAACAAGAGTGTCTTCTTCTTGTGATTCCGATGAACCACCCTCCGATGCTAAATCCGTATCTGCTGGTGTGGCCGCATCCTCTACCGCAACAGCATCCATCTTTGCTAGACTACCATCACCTAGTACGTTAGCCTTCCAAGTATCAAGGTCGCTATCGGTTAATTTTTTATCAACTAAATAGTTGTGTACATTATTCTGTACTTCTTTATTCTCACTGATGTTTGTTTTCCATGAGTCAAATTCAGAGTCTGTTAAATTATTAGAAGACAAGTCCTTCCAAATATTCATTAAAATTTCTTCGTTCATAATATATTTTTAACCGAATTTACCTGTTTCAACTTTACTGCTTGTGCCTTTATTACCGCTATTGGTTGATGATTTTTCACCTACCAAGCCTCTTACCATTTCTTCCCACTTAGCTTTCCCTTCTTTTTCTTTAGGATCAAAGTTAAGTATTTCTTTTCCATCTTTCGTTACTGTTATTGTATTGTAGCCAAGTATATCCTCACTCAACTCGATACCTAAATCATCTAATTGCTTTTCACTGAACCATTCCTTAAAGTCTTCATCATCTTCAATATCTTCGTATTCATCACTAATCGGAATTAGTGATTCAACAAGTTTATTTATTTTTTTACTTTGGCTAGTCTTAGTGGGGTCTTCTTTAGAAACTTTTTTAGAATCAAAAATATTATATATTTCTTGCATGTCAGTAGTCACATCATATGATCCTACAGGACTCTCTGTCTTGTTTTTTCCAGTACCAGTTTCCTCATATACATTTATAAGTTTACTATCGTTTGAGTCAGGCACTACAATGAGACCATTTAAGCCATTCATAGAGTTTAAGGCTGACACAGCCCCTTCAGTGTTACCCATTCCCATAGCTTCGTTATACCCTGCCACGGCATTATCAATTACTTGGCTTGTATTAAACTTACCTGCGTTTGCTTTATTTCTACTAATAGCAGCAGCTCTATCAGCCCTTAGTCGGTTAGTAGCTCCCGAATCTATTTGCCCTTTATCTTGAGTAAATGCACCCAATTCATAAGCCGTTTGATACTGCGCCCATTCGGAAAACTCCTTAAACTGCTCCTCATTAAACCCAAACCTCTGAGCGTTCTCCTTAATATTTCGCCTAATAAACTGACCACCACCTAGCTGATCATCACCAAGTATAACCTTGTTAGATTCCTCCTTTAGCATAGACCCGTCTGATTTTCTTTTTAGCGTTCCGTTGCTATTGTAGGAAGGTTTATAGTAAATAAATTGCTTCTTTCCGTTAATAGTCTCCTCCTCTAATCCTCTACCAACATATGCCCTCATTGAGGACGCAACAACGTCATCCGTTCCAGCAGATATACCCGCAACCTTACCATCTGCGGCAACCTTTACCCTTCCATATAACTCACGCACATTAGTGCTTTTGGTTTTAAATACTTCACCATTTCTAGTTTCCGTACCCTCAATCTTATAGTCATCTAAAATCTTACCGTCCTTATTGGTTACCTTTAAATCTACTAAGGTTTCTATTGTATTCTTATCAAGAACCTCTGGAACTGTATTGTACACAAGGCTATTATAATCGCTATTGTCATTATTACTCTCAAATTCCGCATTTGCCTCGTAAGACATCTCATAAACATCGCTATCTATACCCTTTGCTAGGTTAGCTTGCCTTATAGATTCCCCTCTAGCTACCTGCTTCCATGTCCAGCCATTTTCTTCATCGTAATCCGCATCCCAAGAGATTTCCCCACTTATACCATTGCCAGGCTTTGATATTTCCATCATAGCCAAGAACCCTGAATCTACTGAAGACATGTCTATCTGACCACCACCCGCACCAGCTCCTTTGGAGTTTAGTGTTTCGTTGTATTTGTTAACGGTGTAGTTCATAGTACCGAAGGTATCTCCGATATTATCCAGCATTAACTTTGTATTCCTAACAAAAGCCTCATCCTTTTCGTACCCATCATACTTAGATGTAGCCTGAGCTAACCTAATCTTAGTATCCGCATAATCCTTCATTATTTGCTTTGAAGCAACATTAAGGGATTCCATATTAATTTTGCTCTTTTTACCTGCATCTATAAGGGTCTGTTTATCTGTAGCAACATCATCTAATGCTGTCTGGCGTAGTTTCCAATTAGTTTCATTTCTTTGTTCATTAGCCGCTATTGCATTCTGACGATTCGTTATCATAGCCGCCAAGCCTTGGTCTACTGAACTAGAATTAGTACTCGGCCTAACGCTTGAAATACTTTTCTGTAATGATGGATTAGAATAGGTTCCCATGTTTTATATATGTATTTTCTTTATTATTTTTTGATACTTATGCTCTTTTGTTGATCATCATCATTATCATTATCATCATCATCATCATCATCATCATCATTATCACCGCCTGGGGTAGGTAGTTGCGATATACCATAAGCCATTCCTGCGTCCCCTATGAATGAGATAGAATCATCTAGTGCTTGGTCTTTATCAGCCCTGGATTGTCTGAAGTCAGCGTCAGCTTGGTCAATATTATTCTGTGCTCTATCCATTGCAGCCATCTCTCTACTTTCTTTCTCGTCATAAACAAACTTCCTTCCCTCAGCGTCAGCTTGTTGCATTCTTCTTTTTTCGGAAAGAACCTGAGTTTGTAGATTAACTTCTCCTTGAGCCGCAAGCTTCTGATTCTGAACTTCTTGTTGCTCTATGTTAGCGGCTACACCCTTCTTGCTTTGTAATGCCGCCTTCGCTAATGCGGTTGCACCACCTGCCCCAGCTCCTGTGGCTCTTAAGGTGTCTAAGGTGTTTGCTAGTGCAGCGTCAGACTGTTGCATTTGTATTTCAGCAGCACCAGTTGCTACAGTTAGGTTAGCGTATGGATTCGAAATGTCTCCAGATAAATCTTTAGCGGCAGCAAAAGGGTTCACAATAGCTTGCCTGTCAGCCTCTAACGCATTCAATCTATTTTGAGCGTTTTTCTTATTACTTTCCGCTTCCTTTAAACGCTTTTTAGCCCTAGAAGAGCTTACTATTGCACCAGTTATCTTCGCTGCTGCGCCAATACCTAATCCTACTAATATAAATGCCATTTTACTTATTTTTTTTATTAAATTCTTCTATGTTCATAGAAACTATTTCTTCCTCTAATTGCTTTATATCTTTTACGTTTAGAGGATTCTTATGTACGTTAACAAATATAGAATCTTCGTGTGCGTATATAACCCTCTTTGAGCCTGGTTCAGACACTGTGTAGCAAGGTGCTACATAATCTATAACCTCACCATTATTATTGATTGATACATGTCCAGTCAATAAAAACCATACATGTTGGTGGTTGTGAATTGCACCTACAATGACTTGGTCGGCCTTCATATTCATTTGCCTGACATATATCTGGTCAGCGAAGCTATGCTTTATAGGAACGTCTGGCGATTCAGCAATGCTTTTCCCATCACCATAAAATCCTTCTTTATCATTGTTGGATACTATAAAGTTTTGCAGAGCCTTTATTTCTTTATTTATTTTTTGTAATTTCATTTGATTAAGATTTGACGAAGTTCGAAGATACAGCAAATAGAGTCTTCAGACCCCCTAAATCAGTGGTATTATCAGTGCTAAGTTTTACTGTAGCAAAGAACCCTTTTATACCACTCATACTAATACCAGGTACTACTTGTCCAGGTTGACCAAACGAAACGTTTTCGTTGCTACCGCTAATCAATACGCCTTTGTTTATCAAGTTGGCTACATATTTATTTTCTTTCCTGTTAAATCCAACCCTATAAGTGACACCACCTTCAGTATATACACCCTCATCATAACTATATATAAAGGATGATTCATCCTTATAATTATTTGTTTGCGAGTTTATTAATGTCGGGCCTGTTTTGTCAGACAAGAAGTGATCAACTTGCCATCCGCTAGTCCCCTCATAATTAATCGTATTAAAGTTTTTAGATATTGAGGCATTAGGGTTGAACGATAATTGCACTGATGTAGGATAATAAGTTCCATACAAGTACCCTCTATTATTAATTACAGATTCATTGTAATGTTTCCATACATTCCCACCTTCAATAGAATAATATATATTATTAATCGTATCCATAAACGATGGCTTGTAATCCCAAAGGCTAGTCCAGCCATTTACCGTGTCAGAAAATGAAAGCGTATCGTACAATCCAGTCGCACCATCTTGAATCGATATAACGTAGTTATCGTAATAGTTATCGTAACCACCAACAATCCTATCGTTAATCAATTTATAAAAACTAAATGCCTCTGTTGCGGGTGTTACCCCCGTAGGTAATGTTAAAGTTCGGTCAAACGTCACCCTCTTGGATGTTGTGGAAATGTTTGTTAAATTAGATTCTAGTATTGTAATCGTAACAAAATCAATAGACCCACTTAAACCTCCTATATTATCAGTGCTGATGGATATAACATCGCCTGCTGAATAAGCCGAACCCGCAATAGTTACCGTTACACTTGCTACCGTACCACTATTAACTACCACAACAAGTGTGGCTGAACCTTGCCCGCTAGACCCACGAGATGTAGTAAACCCTCCAGAACCTTCGGTAAGCGTGTATGACGTATTACCTCCACCTAATCCAGTTACATTATTAGTTATAGTTAAAGCCCCAGTCAACCCTCCTACATCCTGTTTTGAATAAACATATACCCCGCTATTGCCATATATGGATGACGAGAACTGCATTCCTAACTCTAATGAGCTAACCAAGCCAGTACCTAAGTCCTGTACTATCAAAGAGTCCGTAGGAAAAGGGTTTACCCCTCCTATACCACCACTAGAATATGTTCCAGCCCTTACCGTTAATGGCAGTAAGCTACTAAGCTCCGACTCTTCAGATATAACTGAAAGCTTGTCCCTAAAGTAGTCACGCATACCATACATGCTTATCTCAGTAAGTCCATCCGTTGATAGTCTCATTACCGATCCCCTGTTCTTGTCTGAGAAATATATCCTGTTACCCTTAAATGCAAATGATTCTGGATTATTACTAATTCCGTATTCACCAGCGTATTGATTAATATTACCCAACACAAGATTAGACGCTGTTTCTATTGCCCTACCATCGCCTGTGTATATTGCATCTTTATCTACCAATGCATTACTCACCTTATCGTTTTGAAAAATCATAAGGTTTGTGTCTGATGCGTATAGCTTCTGTATTCCACCATACTTAGGGTCTAATTGCTTCTCAATTGATTCCGATACGGAAAATACATTAGTATCGTTAAATCCAGTTGTAGAATTATAAAGACCAGAATAAATTATTCCGTTACTTAATATTAATTCATCATCAGTAGTTTCTTGTGTAAATGCCCTAACGCCTAAGTCAACCTGGTCGTTGTTGTAACCTCCTCGTATTCTAGACTCCTCTATGTACCACATATACACATCATCCTCACCGCTTGGATAAACATCAGTTGATACAAGATTAGGGAAGCTAGGATATCCGTTAGGATTCCAAGGTAGACCAGGCCACACTGCTTTACCCCCTCCAGGTTCACCATCATTTGACTCAACTAGATTTTTAACTATAAAGGAATTGAAGTATGTTATTTCTCTTATTGTCGACATTATAGTTTAATTTTTAAGCAATGTAAAATATATTGTTGTATAAGTGCTAAGGTTACCATTAAAACCAGTAGCATCAGTTAATTCCAACTTAGCCCTAAACTCAGTGTTTGTCCTTAATGTGTAGTCGTATAGTCCCGTTTGAGGTTTTGATACATCGCCCCCTATTAAAGCAGCGTTAACATTCAAGCACACAAACTCCTCATTGTATATTAAGCTTTCTCTTGCTATAGCTCCACCTACTCCTGAAAATTGAATCCAGCCAGTCGTACGAAAATCAGCAGAGTTACCAAATTCACCTATAGTAGGAGAATATCCTAGCCAAGTGTTATTATTACCCACCCATTTAAACTCAAGGCTAAGAATATTCCATATTAACCCTTTCTTAAATAAACTAGAGTTAATCGTATTTGCCGTACCATTTTTACCGTCTAGATTGTAAATAGTCTTATAACCATTTCCAGTAAACTCTGAAGGATTTATAGGCAACGGATTAGGTATAGCGGTATAGCTAGGTGTGTTATTGTCTAACTCATTAGCCTCTGTTGTTGTTATATCGTTAGATACGCCTGTTATATTATTCGTAAATCTAAAAGTAAAAGTATACTTATCCCTTCTATAAGAATTGCTATCATATACAAAATTTCTACCTACTGCTAACTTTAATTTAAACTTATACTGGTCAGCACCAACGGTAATATTTCTGTCTAACTTAAAGTAGGAGGTGTTTGATAGTATATTACCATTACCATCTACAACTTTAACTATTTCTCCCTTAAGGTCTACTCCAACTATACTCCTGCCGTTACTATTTTTTACGTCAAAAAAGTCTTTATTTACATAATAAGGATCTGCGATAGTTGAAAAGTTACTTTCGTTTAACTCCCAAGACCAGTCTGAAATCAACGCAGGTATATTGACATCTGAATCTTGATTAATATAATCGTTTAGTTGTGATATAATCCCACTTGAACTAGACTCGTAGTAAATATCAATATTAGATTCAAATGGAGTTGTTTCATATACATTTAACCTTAATTTCTCGAATGAAACTTGAGGTGCACTATTTCCCCCATAGGCTCCTATGGTTGCCTGAGTGTTAACGGTTCCTATGTAAGGACTGCCACCTCTTAATCTAACATTAGGAACAGTGTAGTATGGAGATATATATGCAGGGCTACCTACCAAGTCATCGGCTCCGCTAGATACGTTTAATAAACTGATGTTGCTTACGCTGTCTGGGCCTGCATTTAAAACAGGAAAGTATTGCCGACTTGAATTAGCGTCATTGTAATACCTATTATTCCACACCCTACCATATAGCTTAACCGAACTAGGAAAGATTAAATCTTGAGAGGCTGATGTCGATAATTCTCTAGGTACTTTATTTATGTTATCACCTAATAATGTTATAAAGGCTATGTCATCACTCGTCTCAATTTTTTTATCAGAGATACTAAGGGTAGCCCAGCCTGTGCCGACAGCGTAATCATCGGGATTATTAAAAACCCCGCTTTTACCACTTGGATCTAAAATGCCTAGAGTTGCTGATGAACTCGTTCCTATAGTGGTGTTTGTACCTTGCAGTTCCGATCCTATCCATATCTCAGATATAGGCTCCGAATCATTAGACAATGTAAAGAACGATTTATTTTCATTAGGCGTATTTGTTATTGCTTCAATATTAATGCTTAATACATCAGGCTGAGGTCTACTGTTTAATATTGTAGGCAGGTATACGTTGTAATAATCTTGAGCACTTTGCTTCACTACAACCTTGTAGCTATACCACCCTAGAGGGTTTGTAGGGCTGTATAACCCCATATATCCCTCGCTGTCTATAACAGAAGGTATCGCTGATTTCCAATTTATCTTTAACGAATCCCCTAAATAAGATTTTATACCGATTCTGTTCTGTCTATAGTTATTAAACACAGTTGAATTATCGGATGTTATAACATCAGACTGCCTACCGTATCTATCAACCAGCACTACACCTACCTCATATGACCTGTTTTGTTTTAGGTTATGATTAGGGTACTGTACCTGATTAAAGGAATTATATGTTCCGTAAATTTGTTTTTCTCCAGCAGAAATAGTATAGTCCAATTTAGTTGGTCTCGCTGTCCTTGCTAGGTAATTACCATACATAACCCTACTACCTGCAACTTCCTGTGCCTTAGCTCTAATAGGAGCCTTGTCGGCTACTCTAGTGAAGTCTATATCTCGTAATGTCCTTATAGGCATTGCAGAGTTATAGGTATATATGTATTGATTTGTTTGTAGACCTATAAGTTCATCCTTTGTTATCGTGTCTATTACCTTTATATTAGCCTCGTCCGCATCTTTATATAAGATATCTATCTCAACAACCTTAAGCTTGTCATATAAGTCTGCTGGCGTGGAAACACCATCTGGCATATCTATGGTAATACCAACCTCATTTACTTTGTTCTCAAAGAACTCTATTATTGTGCTTTTTATTGCCCTGTTTTCATCAGAATTAGCTTCAACATCGTCTATGTTTTCAGGAATAAAGTCCTCTGTAAAGTATCCGTCTTGCCTTGGTATGAATGCTGCTTGTGTAAATGGGGCTATTAAGGAGTATTGATTATCATCAAACTTAAACCTATAGCTAAACCTTACAAATTTTTCAGTTAAAAATTCAGTATCACCCTCGAATGTAGAATCATAAAGGGGGTTAGCACCAAACGTTAAGAGGTTTCCATCAGTAAAGTCGAATGGCTGAGTGTGAGTTATTACAGAATCACCTGAAGCTCCAGGTGTATTATCCGTTATCTTAACGTTATCAGATAGTTTCTTACCACCTCCAGTAATTATAGTACCAACAAAAGAATTTGCTGGCAGCACTTCTAGTTTTGATGTGTCTAGATTTAATATTATATCATTAGTTAATCCAGGGATAGGGCCATTACCAGATTGTCCTGTTCCACCTTTTGCTCCTGCTGAATTAATTTTTAACTCTTGATTAGATGAGTAATTGTTTCCAGAGGAAACAACATCTACGGTATAATCATTGGTTTTAATGCTAACAGCTATCTCTAGACCAGTACCTTCGGTAGCATTTGGACTAGAACCTTTTTGATACCCAAAATTTAAACTACTGACTCCTTGACTAAATTGCGTTAGTAATATAGGTCTGGGTGTGTCAAGAGCACCACTCGCTGTAGAAGTCCATACACCCACACCCCTCTTTACTGGTGCGCCACAACTAAAGGTTGTTGTGCTAAGATTTTTGGCAACTATTCTCTCTATTGCTCCTGGAAGGTTAGTACTCACAACGTCCTTCATTGTTGGTGTCTGAGCTATATTCTGGCTTCCAATGGTAAGTACTATATCTCCCGAAGATGAAGCAACCCCTGTCCAAGGACTACTTATAGTTATAGTATCTCCAATATTAAAGCCATTACCTCCAGTAATACGAGAAAGTGTTATCCCGTCCCAATCGCTAACAAATACATTAGAAATATATTGATTTGGAGAAGCTCCTTCTATGGTTATGGATACATAAGCTCCCACGCCACTACCGCTAGTTGTCCACCCCTGAGTCCCAACCCGTACAATGTCCATTCCAGTAGATCTACCAATTACAAGTGGCTGTGTCGTTATTAAAAGTTCACTCCTTACCTCTAAAGGGTACTTTTCTGTTTCGTTTGGAGATAATATATTCTTAGATAATCGAGGGGCATTCCAAGGAAAGTATCTTAATACTGAAATATTAGCTTCCTCTGTGTAATAAGTAGGGTCTGATATCGCAGAATCAATATTTATTTTTCTAGGCTGGTTTCTGTCATCCGTAAAAAACAATAAATCCTCTAATAGGTTTATGCCAAGTATAGTATTTGTTTTACTAAAATTTAAGAAATTACCTGATACTAAGGTAGTTGCAGAACTTGTCTTAATGTCATACATGCATATGTAATGACTAGACTGTGGCGATGCAAAGCTTGATGATTCATTAGATGACGGGTCGTTCCAGTTTGTTACAAACAAAAACATTCTATCCAGCACCTTATCGGAAAATAATCCAATTATTTCTAAGTTCTCTCCAGTTAAATTAAGATTAGTTAACAAGGTGTTTCCTTCAGTATTTTGAAGTAACCCAGATTCTCCACCTTCAGAGTTTAATACCGTAGCGTTTCTAGCGTCTATGTATTGCGTGTTAGGAACTAGCCTTGGGCTAAGATCCTTATTCATCTTAGAACCTGTAAATTGATTATTAGCTTGTGGCATATATTATGATTTTATCCATTTAGATTTGCCTCTCATCACCTGTACTATTTCACCAAGCTTTATATTAGACAATCTTATTTTTGCATTTCTAAGCTTTGCACTACGTTCTCGTTTCAATCTGCTAACCACATACTCTGGTTGATTAATTCGACTGGCTATTATTGCATGGCTTATGTGGCTATACATAGCGTCTTCTATCATCTTTGGAACCCTAGTATCCAAATCATACGCTAAACCATCAGAGATGTACTCTATGGTTATCATAACGTCCTTTAAGTTACTTGAGAATGTGAAGACTCCCCTAACCTCGTCAATACCAAACCAACCATTTCTTTGTGTTAGTTGAGGATCCAAACCATATCTCTGTCCGTTAACACCACCCCAGAAGCTATCTCCTAAATAGTCTCTATCAAAATCAAATCCTTGATTTAACTGCGTATTACTAAATGTTCCCGATATTATACTAGCATTAGCCTTTCGCCACTTTTGCACTGTCTCAGGTGGATCAGATTCTAGATTTTCACCAAATCCATCTTGTACTGGAAGACCTTTATTGTCTTGTATTATTGCCTCGGCTGGGTTTATTGTTAAGTTATTATTTGGGTATATTATTCTTTTAACTCCTAAGTTATCTATCCAAGATAGCCTAACGTAGTTAACGTAATCTTGAGGTATTACCGCTGTTAAGCTAGGTGACATTGTAAGCTCTTGAGACTTAATGCTTTTAAGTGTATCGTAGCTAAACTCTTGCATACCACGTTTAGCATGGAATATAATGTCAGTTCTTTTAACGCTAGGTATAAGCTTGCCAGCACCAACATATGCAACCATAAAGTTATTGATTATGTCATTAAGGCTACTGTATTGATAACCACCATAGTTAGACCTTAGTGCGTTAACACTTAGTGTAACTAATATTATTGAATTAGCAATAGGAGCAGTACCAAATGTTATGGTGTTGTTTGTCATAGTAAATGCACCAGGTGCGAGACCACTTACAGTTACCGTATAGTTTGCATTAGAAGCCCCAACAACAGCATTAGCTAAGTCTGTATTAAAATTACAAACAAACGATTTTGTAGCAGCATCACCTATAAAGCCTTGCTGACCTGAGTAATACTGAGCATTAGTTTCGGTTATTAAACCACCATTTGGATTTGGCATATCTTATCTTTTTGAGTTGTTTTCTTCTTGCTGGATTTGAGAAGCAGCAACTTGAATAATTTGAGGGTCTTTTACTACAACACCGAAGTAGAATAAAGTTTTTAATATAAAACTTGTCTGTTCCGATACGTCTAACTCTATCTGCGTTGATATTGAGGTATCATAAACGTATTGTCCAACGGCTCCGATTGTAAATCCCCATTTAGGGTCTAATGGCTTTCTTAAGAAATCACAGTTAATATTACTAGTAATAGTATCAGGCTTTACAATTAGCCTTTCATTTTCTAATAGGTAAGTTGGGAACGTCTCTGTTGATTTTGTTAATGGAGATTTTTGAATGTTATAAAAATCCATTCTTTGAAGTCTTTGGAGTTCGACTTGATCTTTATAATTAACAACACCTAACCTGTAAAGTTCTACAGTATTACCGAATACATCTGTAGTAGGCAATGTAAAATAAGCGGGTGCTGGTGATGCGGCAGCTACATAAGCAGTTGCGCCTGATGTTTTAAATATAGAAAGGTGCTCATCAATAGCAGCAACTCTATCTGCATAATCCGTATCTGTCTGAGGTATACGTAGTTGCTGGTTTAAGTCCTCACCATATTGTTCAAATATTTCTAGTTGAACTTGAGTAGCAATTTTATTAAACTCGTCTGGGGTTACATATCCCCTTTCTTCCTTGTTGAGTATTAACAATACAGTCTTATATACCGTATTCACATTTATTGCCATATTTTTTTTTGTTTTATTTATAAAGGTAGGCCAACATTAAGTCAGCCTACCATCATAAATTATAGTTACATATTAAGAGAACTTTTTCTCTATACTTTTGTATACTAGCATTCCTTCGTCAGTCTTAAACCAACTAGCTAATGCTGAGTAAGGGTGCTCATCAAAAGGAACCTCCATTAGCTTTCTTCCATTGACTGCCCATTTGAATGTTTTTTGGTCATCAGATAAAGATATTATGCCAGATTCCGCTGCTCTAATACCAAAGCTTCTAAGCTCAACGTTTTCGTCTTGCGCTAGGCTTATAAATAAAGCTGGGTTACTTTTTGCTAAAAGCATTAAATCCCTCTTAAGTTCTTTGCTGCTCATTGCAGATACAGCACTACCTAATTCAGTTCTTAGAATTGCCTCAGCGTGGTCTACTTCAAGTGTGTTAGCAAGATTTAAAGCTTCTATTTCAAGCTGAATGTCATCTAGCTGATTTACAGCGTTTGCAACCTCATCTTGTTCTTTATACGTTAAACCTCTCTGAGGGTGATATAAAGATAATAGCTTTTGTAAGTTTTGCTTGTTCTTAGGAACCATTAATACTCCTTGTATAAACACAATATGGGCAAGAGTTACAGGGCCTTTTTGCTCATCTACAAATGTTGATAATTGATTTGTAGCGTACCTTAATTCTCTTTCATATCCTAGCTCCTCGTCAAAATACATCATAGGATGTAATTCTGAGTGCTTACTAGCTAATGTCATTGTTAGTGGGCTTTTATCGTGAGAAAGATAGTATCTTCTGTCCTTCACTTCCCAAGTGTCTTTTGTTTTTTCTTTTGTTTTCATAAAATATAATATAATAAATAGATAAAAAAATAAAACCAGGGGCCGCAATTTGCGACCCCAAGTAATATTTATTGCTTATAATTAAGCTGCTGTGAATAACACGAAGTTATTAGCTGCTTGAGTTACTAAACATCTCTCAGATAAGAAACTTACTTCCATCTTATCAAAAGTAGAAGTAGCTGCTCCACCAACAGAACCAGTAATCCAAGACTTCATTCTACGGTCATCAGCTTCAGAAGCTCTGTATCGTACATGTAGAAATGGTCGTCTGATGTTAGTTCCTAGCATTTGATCGTACACTGTGCTTGTTCCAGCAGGAACCATAACACCTTTAATGTTATCAATCATACCACGAGTAGTAGCATCGTTCAAATATTTCCAATCAGTCTTGTAGAAGTCATAAGAACCCCTTCTAAAACCATCGAATCCTAAGTTCAATGCCATCTCTTCAGAGTTTTCAAACACCCCGTAAGAAGTACCACCAGCACCATAAGAGTTCTGAGCAGCTAACATATCATCAAAGTCCAAAGATGTAGCTCTATCTAAGAATAACATATTCTCTTCAATAGCCCCTTGCTTGTCAAGATTTTGCAAAATTAAATCAAAGTCCCCTAAAGCACTTCTAGCTCCAGCACCACCTGTTCCAGTTCCGTTTGCATAATTTTGGTATACGTTACCTCTTGCAGTAATTGCAGCAAATAACCCTTCAGTACCAGCAGTTGTAATTCCTGTTCCTAAAGCAACCTGACTAACAACACCAGAAGCGGCAGTAGCAGTTTCACCTTCAACAACAGCCATCTCTAGGTAATCTTGAAAACGTAGACGAGTTTCGCCTTCTGATTTCAAATACCATAGGTATCCAGATGTTCCGTCTTCAGCAGCAACTTCAACCCAACCAATTTGAGCAGCATCAGAACCACTTATTTCATAAGAATCCTTAATGATAATCGGCTTGTTGTTAAACTGCGTAAATGAAGCCTCAAGAGAACCAGTCATTCCGTCTGTACCTTTACCAAATTCAGACCCATAAACGAATAAGTTTACAGCTCCATTTGCAATACTAGTCAAATTAGCAGTAGTATAAGATAATACTGTGAATGTAGTAGCGGTTACAGCAGATACATAACATTTTAATGTTACAAGTCCAGTAGCAGCATCAGCGATAACAACAGTGTTACCTACTCTTACTGACATGTTATGTCCAGCACCTAAAGTAATTGTTGAACCAGCCGCTGTTGCAGCACCACTAAGTACAACACTTAAGTTTCCTGCTCCGTTCTCATATCCGATATGTAACCTGTTTTGCTCAGACCATATAACTTGATCAGAAGTCATTGGCATCTCAGCACCAACCATACGCAAGAATCCAGATAAAGTTCTGTTTCCGTATCGCTCTACTTCAGCTTCATAAATTTCTGGTAAATACTGCTGTGCAAAATCGTTTCCGCTTCCGTCAGCAAAGTTTAAATAATTTGATGCCAAAGTTGTTTTAGTTGGCATCGGTCTTAGGCTAAATGCGCCTAGTGGATCATTTGTTCCAAATTGTCCCATTTTTTTCTTTTTTAATTTTTAAAATTGTTTTTTCTTAATTCTTAACTTAGAAGAATCTACCCCAGTTATAGCCTTAACTTTTAACCCATTAATAAAAACACTGTCATCGGCAGTCTGTCTAGGCTTGTCTGAAATGTTCTTTGAACTATTCACCACATCCTTGACAGCGTCAGCTTTACCTTGTTCGTAAAAATGAGTAGCAATCTTGTCTACATTTGAAGCAGCATACATAGCTTTATGATAACCCTTATGGTCTTCAACCTCTCCATTATCCAGAAACTTTCCGACAAAATCAGTTAAATTAGATTGATCCGCAGCAACCTTAGTTGGGTTATTAATACCATATCTAAATTTCTTTTCTCCGATGTTGAAATCAAAACCTTTGAAATCATCGTTTAAAAGATTAGATGTAGCCTTCTTAAACCTTTCCCTTTTTTGCCCCGCTAAACTTTGCTCTTCATTATATCGATTAAAGAAGTCTGTAGCTTTCTTCTGCTCTTGGGTTACGCCTGGCCTCAACTTGATTTCATCGTAATATTTACCCTTTAAGTCATCCAAAAACCCTTCAGCTTCTGCAACCTCTTCTTTAAACGCAAGCTTCTTCTTGCGAACTTCTCTTTCATCATCAATATCTTCATCATACGAGAAGTTATCTTCTATCAGAAAGGATATTTCCTCAGCGTCTAAGTGAGGTTTACTTTTGGTATAATACTCTCTTAGTAGAGTATCGCTATCTACATTGCTATAGTCAGCATTTAATCTTACATAGTCTTCCATGTTACCACCAGTCTCCTCCATAAAAGAAACAAGTTTCTCTACATTTTCTGGCAGTTCTCTTCCAATGGCAAACCCTTGTACATCTTCAATAACTTCTTGAGTTTTTTCTTCTACTTCCTCCTCAGTTATTTCTTGTATGGTTGAAAACCCATCATCTTGAATGGAGCCTTCCCCTGGTGATACTTCTGCTTCCACTTCTTGTACAGCTTCGGCTTGTTTATCTGTAACCAAGTTTGCTGTTTCTTGCTCTGTATTGGCATATTTTTTCTCTTCACTAGAAGGTATCACAACTTTAGTTACTTCTGATTGTTCTGCTTTCTTAGCAGACAAGTCCACTTTGATAACTTCAGGTTGTTTACCTAGTTTTTTCATTGAAGGTTTTTTCTTTATCTTAAATTCACCCTCTTGCTTTACTTCTTTTTCTTCTGACATAATATAATATAATATAAATTAAAAATTAGCTTGGGTCAAACTGGCCTAAACCAAACCCCCCACTTAATACATCATTACCTGTAGATTCAAAGTTTTTAGGTAATAAATTGTTTTTTCTTTGGTCAATCATTTCAGATTGTTGAGTTCCTGTTATTTTAACCCTTTTATCTTTTCTGTCCTCTATTTCTTTTTCTTTTAAGCTTTCGGAATCTACTCTAACCTGAGCTAGTTTCATGTTGAAGTTAAACTCGGTAGTCATCAACTCTCTTTTTATTTGAGCCTCTGCCTGCATTCTCTGTATCTCAAACTGAGACTTAGCCTGCTCTATACTCACCTTCTCAGCCGTTAACGCTTGCTGTTTCTGTACTTCAGACATCGCTGCCTTTTCAGCTAACTCTGCATTAGCCTGCGCTTGCGCTTGTATATTAGCCTGCTGTGCTTGTTGTGCTGCTGCCTGCTTTTTCTTTCTTCTATCCTTTAGCATTTCATTTGCTAACTGAAGATTTTTTACCTGTCTTATATCTATAGCGTCCTCTAAGTCTATACCACCTGATTGCAACGCAACCTGTATGTTTTGCTCTAATTGAGCCTTTATTTCATCGTCTGGCTCTAATTCTAAGAAGATACCAAAGTCATGCAAGTTTAATTGACTTATTTCAGCTAAGGTTGCAACATTAAATTTAGTTAAACTATTCTCTAATGAATTTGCGGTTAAAGCAAACTCTAATGAATCTGCTATTCTCATAGATACGTTTTCACATATTCTAAGTGATATATAACAACTAGCCTGTAGTATGTGTCTTGTTGCTACATTTGATTGATTAGCAGCCATCTTCTGCAATCCTACCAAAGCATCTTTAGCTGGAGCAGAACCATCTCTAGCCTCGTTAAGTCCAGTAACGTCTCTTATCATTTGCAGATAATACTGATAGGTCTGTATTAGGGATTGTATCTTAGCACCTCCACTTGATGTTTGTAATTCTTGAATAGGAACCTTTGCTCTATTCATATCACCATCTTGCGTAAGTGACCTACCTAAAACACTACCAGTCTGGAAGTACATATTAAGTGCTTCCGCTGGATTATAATTTGTTCCATTACCTAAATCGACTTCTGCCAATCCATCAACATCTAAGAATACTCCGTCAGGAACCATTCTAGACATCACCTGTTGCAGCTTTAAATGTGTAAGCTGAATCATATCAGCAAATCCAGTTATCTTGCTTACGATAGATTCTATCCTTCCTTGATACATTCTAGGCGCACACATAACGTAGTTCATTTCTACCTTAGTGGTATCCGCAAATGGCCTGGTCATGTTTTTAGAAAGACCCCAGCTAAGCATTTGGTTGTTACCTAGTATCTTAGCTCCACTGTATAACACCTCAATGGTTCTTGATACCTTTTTAAATGTATCGCTCTCAGGAGGATTAAATTCATCCGTCTTTTGTATTGCTTTTTCTAAACCGTTAGGGCCTTGCTTAATTTTAAATACTTGGTTGTTATAAGTTTTGTATTCAAAAAACAAAACCTGAACAGTATTTTTATCATAAGCATTCCAGCCAGTAACATACTCTCTGTTACCTGGCATTTTTTCAATTCTTTCTAGCTCTTCATTTGATATATCAGGAAACTGCTTTTTTAATTCTGGTATCGTAAGTGCTCTAACCTCACCAACATAATATACATCCTCAAAATTAGGGTCATCAGTATAAGAGTAAACCATTCTAGCTGGATCGCAGTACTCAAGAACTACGCCTTCAGCTTTATTCCATGTGGTCTTAGCAGCACCAATTCCCAGTACAGCTAAATCATAATTAAATCTCTTCTTTACCTCACCAAACTTATTCTTGGCTAATACTTGATTTATAACTTCTTCCTCAGCTACCTCAATAGCTTGCTTGTAATCAAGTTGCATATGCAAAGAAAGCTCCTCCTGTGACTGTGGTAAATTCTCTGGGTTTTTAGTGTTGAATGTGTTTACTCCAATTGCAGCGTTAAGTGCCTCAATCTCCTCCTTGGCTATCATGTCCTGCATAATGCTCTCAGCATATTCAGTTCTTTTTCTTATAGAGTCAGGGTCTTGAGCATATGCTTTTATTTCAAATTCTTTTTCAGTGATACCGTTTACAACTATATCTACAAATTTAGATATAACTGGAACAGGCTGCCAGTCTAAGTTTAAATAAGATAGGTCACCATTAATTGCTAGTTCATCTTTATATTTCTGTACTGGCTGCTCTCCTCTTGCATAAAGTCTTAATGTGTGAAAATGATTATAATTCTGAGAGAATCTGTTTCCTATACCGCCTTGTCTAAACCATTCCGATTCCACAGCCCTACCAACTTGTACGCCATATTCAAAACTTGATTTTTCAGCGTCACTAACTACTTGGCTAGGAAATACACTATTTGGGTTTGCGCCTATATTCATTTATTTATTATTTTTGAAAATTCTCCAGTATTATCGTATTTCTTAAATCCTAGATTTATATTTTTTCGTACCACTTTATTTATTGGTGCGTATCTGTTTCTGTTACAAGCCATTATAGCTAATCCTGAACTTATAGAAGCATCGTGCTTAGTTCTATTATTAATATTAAACCTAGCCCAATCCTCTAATGTTCTCTGGAAGTACATGTCCCCCATTTCATCATCACCTAGTATTCCAACTAATTCCTCTATATATGTTTCAATTGCAGCGGCATGTGCTTGTTTTATATCTTCACTTGAGTTAGGTATACCTCCAATCTCTTTTTCTGTTATAGATAACTTATTTGATAACTTATCTGGTCTGTTCATAGAGTAACCTCTATAACCCCTTCTTTTAAAGTGATATAAAAGTCTAGGTTTGTTATTTTCCGCTAGTATTGGCATACCATAAAATACGCAAGCCATAAGTACATCTTCAAAGAATATCTCAGCGGTTTGTGGCCTAGCTATGTATTCTAAAAAAAAATGATTTGAAGGAGCGTCCTCCATACTAAACTTAGTTAAGCCATGTAATGAACCATTAGAACCTCTATTATCTACTGTTCCAGATATGTCGTAACTATCACAACCAAATGCGCCTAGGTGCTCATTACCAGGGTGTTTAATACTATGCTTTGTTATTACTCTATTCTGTAAGCTAATTGGAGGTATCCAACTCACATAAAACCTACCGTTTTTATTTGGCATGAATATTACCCTTGTATCTACAATACCATTCTCCCATTGAAAGTTACCTTTTGTAACTAACGTACTAGAAGCCATAGATTCATTATGGTCTATTTGCTGATATATTTTTGTTAAGTTAAATAAGGATTCTTTTGCTTCATCTCTAAACGCATGCTGTTCTGTTCTAGGAAACTGTCTGTAAAATTCATTTAGGCCATCTTGGTCTTGCTTTAATCCGTTAACTTCGTTCTCCCAGTAACTTATTACCCCCTGTTTAATAGGTGTTCCATACGGGTCGCTAACTGGCTTTTCTGGCTTATCGAAGACAGGCATTCCGTAAGAATCAATGTATCCTTCGTAATTCCATTCCATAGGTATGAACAAAGAATATAATCCAGAAGCAGTTTGTCCGTTACTGTTTCTTTTTTCAACGTCTGAGGCATAATATAATTTTTTAAAATTGCTACCACCTTTATCCAAGGCATTGCTTGTTGATCCCATCATACACTTGCCAATAATCCTGCTACCAAGTCTTAGGCAAGTCTTTGTTACTCTCCAATTATTTAATATGTTATTAGGCTTTTCCCATTTGCCAGACTCATCATGTACTAGCAGTTTTAGTTTTTCCCCATCATAAGAGTTGTCTCCTGTATTTTTCCAATCAATCGTTGAGTCTAATCCTTTTATATCTGCAACAGTCTCGTTTATATCAAGCTTTCTTCTAGTAAGCTTTGAAGCAGGTACTCTATACGCTAACTCTGTCTTTGGCCTATCCATACCATCCTGTATGGGCTTAAAGAAAAACGGATAGTTAATAGATATAGGAACTATCTTGTCCGTAAACATTTTCTTTGCATCAGGCCCCGACTTTGACAACACCCCATATCTAGAATCAGTTGACATTGTAGCGAGGTTAACTGTTTCTCCTGATGACATAAATGAAAACCCACTACGTCTGTTCTTTAGATAACACATTCCAAAACACCTCGCATCAGCCTTGCATGCCTCCCAAAAGATATAAAACAATCTGTTTGATTCTCTGAAGTCTGCATTTCCAACATCAATCTTTGACCATTGTAAATACATGTAATGCGACCCTGTAATATAAGTAGACTTGTTTTTATTGGAAAAGAAAAATCCAGTATCTCGTCTTTCAAATTCTGTTTCAATATAATCGTACCAGTCTTCTTTAAATTCTTCTGGGTATTCCTTCCAGTCAAATATTGTTTTAATTCTACTTAACTCTTTAGGGTAATCTAACTTACTCCATTTCTTTTCTTTAAAGTTGTGAGTTTTAAACTCAGCTGGTAATGCTATTTTGAGATTTTGTATTTCGTATATCTCACCTATTTTACCAGTTTTACTTATAATGACCATATCATGGTCTTCGTCATATCCATACTTCCAGGACTTGACTTTGTTTTTCTTTTTTAGAGTAGCAGGCTTTATATAGTTATCTAATACCTTGTATAATGTTTGCTCGTACATATTATTCGAACTTTGCTCTACCTTCTGCAAAACCCTTAAACTCACTTTTCTTTTTAGTATCGTCTTTGGGTTTATCATCTAGCATGTCTTCCTCTTCCTGGATTCTGTTAAGAATCTCAAAGGCATCGAATATAGCCAGCTTTTTAGTTGCTGCTGCATTCTTTAGTTTATCTGCTGTTAAGTCATCATCAGAATCTACGATAGCTTCTTTAGCTACCTTTATCAATTCTTCAACTGCTTTTTGCCCAGCCTGGATTATACTCCTCTTCGTTTCCTTTACGTTCATGCTTCGATACAACGTTAATTAATTTCATACAATATAATAATTCTCCATCTACCACAAATTCAAATTCAGATGTTGGTCTAAAAGAAACTAAATCGCCTTCATAAACCCCAAGACTTTCTAGTTCTTTATTACCATACTTCAATAAGCCCATAAGAGGCTTCTCTTTGCTTGTAATAAAAATATCATGGTTAGCTAAGGGTTTTATAAAACAGTAGTCTAAATGAGCTGTATTAGCTCCGTACATGTATATCTGCTCTGGTGAGCAAGCGTACATATCCTCTTTTATAAAACTTCTACTGTTTTTTTCATTGCCTCTTATATCATAAAACCTTCTAAAGACATTGTGGTGAACAACAACCTTGTCACCTATCTTTACATTTGTTTTTATTGATAATGGCAAAGCTACTACCTCAGCAATCTTGCTTATACTTTTGAACTCCTCTATTTTTGTATTTACTACAAGATCTACATCTCCGACTTTTACCGTGTTATTGTATCTGCCATTTATAGGCTTTACAATAAAATCATGTACGCTTTTCATTAATACTGTAAATCGTACTCCACAGAGATAGCCATGTTAGAATTAAACTTCTTCCAAGGCAATACTTCGTTGTTCTTCTTTATGTAAATGTTATAAGAGTTATCTTTCTCATCTAGGAGAATATCAGATATTTCATGCCCCCCGTACACTTGCTGAGATACAGCATAATGCATAGCTTCATTTTTGTAATCAGCACCAATGCTAATTTTCCTTATAACACTTGCCATTATTCGCTAGGACTTTCCTCAATATCAGCATAACTACCGTCATCAAGATTTATATTAACTCGCCCGTACTTTTCTTCTAGTATTTTTTTAGTGTCGTTAACTTCCTTGTTTACGCCTACCAATACATTAAGTATTTCGTGCTTCTGCATTTCTAAAGTTCCTAAGTCTTGCTTAATTTCTGCAATTTTAGTTTGTTGCTCCCTAACTTCTTCTAACTCTTTTTCAGTTATATTCATTATATTAAATTAAATTTGATTATACTCTATTTATTATTACCTAAAGTTTTCCATTTTTCTGCTCCTCTTGAACCAAAGTAAGCAACGTATACTGTTGTAGTTAAAGTTTGTAGTAAATTAACCCAACCAGTATCTACAGAGAAACTAGCGGCTTCAATACTATCAACCCATATTAAAGCTACGGTCATTAAGGTTAAAAATATTAATGACATTGGCCTAGTATTTTTAGATAGCCACGAATCAGATTTCATATCAGCAGCCCAACGCTTACTAACCTCTTTCATTTCTACCGTGTCTTGGTCTATAAGTCTCAAAGCTTCTTCTTTATCTTCAACGGATATAGATTCATCTTTAGATATTAAATTCTTTACAATACCAAGAGCACCGTTGGTAGGTAATATATCACCAACCATATCTAAAATCCCAGGAGCTTTGTTTTTTAAAAACGCAGCTATCTTAGTGTCCTTAAATTTCTTTTTCATAATAACTACTTAGGTTTAAACATTATATTTGTTATCTTTATATTTGGTTTTTGATTTGCTGTAAGCTTCCTTTTCCCAAGGAGAGTTCTTTGGACTAGCCATAGCTATCTTACTATCGCTCTTAGAGTAAGTCTTACCCTTCCAGTATATATTGTTTTCATCGTAATCT